ACAAATACTTATGGTATTGCTCCAAGTAATACTACATTAACCATGAGATATTTAAAAGGTGGTGGAGTTAAATCCAATGTTCGTGCAAATACTATTACAACATTAAATACTAATTTAATTAAATTTTTAAAACAATCCCTAAATAATATTACGGCACAATATGTATTTGACTCAGTTCAAGTTAATAACCCAAAAGCAGCTAATGGAGGTAACAACGGAGATTCTGCTGAAGAAATAAGACAAAATACTATTTCAAATCTTTCATCTCAATTAAGGAATGTTACAGCTGATGATTATTTAGTACGAGCTTTAAGTATGCCCCCTAAATATGGTGTTATATCTAAAGCTATAACCCAAAAACCAAAAGCAAATGATCCTAATACTACATTAGATTTATATGTTCTATCTTCTGATTTAAATAATAATTTAACAAACACATCATTTGCTTTAAAAAGCAATCTCCGAAATTATATAAACCAATATAGAATGATTGGGGACACAATTAATATAAAAGATGCTTTTATTATTAATATTGGGGTTAATTTTGAAATTGTTACTTTACCTAATTATAATAATAGTCAAGTCTTAACCCAATGTACTACTGAATTACAAAAATTCTTTAATATAAATAATTGGCAAATAAACCAACCTATAATTTTAAGGAACATTAGCATTTTATTAGATAAGATAGCTGGAGTACAAACAGTAAATAATATATCTATATCAAATAAGGCAGGAACAACTTCAGGTTATTCTCAATATGCATATGATGTATCTGGAGCTTTACAAAATGGTACTATATTTCCTTCAATTGACCCTATGATTTTTGAAGTAAAGTATCCCACTAATGATATAATAGGTAGAGTAGTTACTATTGGACAAGGTGGTGGAAGTACAACTAATGGTGGAGGTAGAAATTATTAAAAAATAAACAAATGGCAGTATATAAAATTTTTCCCCTTCAAGATTCAACCCTATATTCTGGGTACCCAATTATGAATACTGGTATAGATGCTATATTAGAAGTATCAAATACTTATCCTTCTACAGTAGCAAGTCCTATAGTAGCTAGACCTTTAATACAATTTGATCAATCTCAAATTAATAGTGTTATAGATACTTTAAATACAGGTTCTACATCTATATCAGCAAGTCTAAAAACTTTTATATCAGATGCTAGTGGGGTAGTAATGCAATCAGAAATATATGCTTACCCAGTTTCAGGTTCATGGAATAATGGTAGTGGAGAATATTTAGATAATCCCTCAACAGTAAATGGTGTTAGTTGGGAATATAGATCTAATAGTGGTTCCAATAATTGGTTATTAGATAACTTTACAGAAAAAACAACAGGGTCTTATACAACAGCATCCCCAGGTGGAGGAAATTGGTATACAGCATCTGCTGATGCTAGACTAAATTTGGAATCTTCTCAATCTTTTAATTTAAGAACTGAGAAAGACATAAACATGGATATAACAGATATAGTTAAAACTTGGTATTCAAGTTCTAAATCTATACCTGGTACTTATACTGAAATTGAAAATAATGGTTTAATATTAAAATGGAGTGATGAAATTGAATTTGACACAAATCTCTCTGTTCAGCCAAAAATGCAATTTTATTCTGTTGATACTAATACAATATATCCCCCTCAATTAGAAATAAAATGGGTAGATTTTATATATCAAACGGGGAGTTTAGATATAATTAATACTCCGGATTTATATCTTGCTATAGATAATAACCAAGGTGTATTTTATAGTGAAAGTATAAACCAATTTAGAATAAATTGTAGACCAGAATTTCCAATTAGAACATTTCAAACAGCCTCTATTTATACAACAAATTTTGCTTTACCAACATCTTCATATTATGCTATAAAAGATTTAGATACTAATGAGTTTATACTAGATTTTGATAATGAATTTACACAAATCAGTTGTGATGCAACTGGTAGTTATTTTACAATATATATGAATGGTTTAGAACCAGAAAGATATTATGAAATTTTAATCAAAACAACAGTAGAAGGGAATACTATAATAAAAGATGATCAGTATTATTTTAAAGTTATTAATGGATAATTATGTCTCAAACAAGAAACGTTGATTTAAGAAAAGAGGTTTTTAATAAACCCCAATATGAACAAGTAATTGATACTAGTTTCTCCCAATTAGGATTAACTTCTATTAGTGCAAGTGCTGAAGATCAAGTAAGTCTTGAAGAATTCTTTGGATTATACAATTCTCTTTTTTATGATATACCCCCCACTGGTGAAACTAATTCACATGAATTTTTAGTAAAAAGTAGTGGTGAGTATATTAATTTTGACCAAATAGCAGAAGAAATTTTAGCATTACAACAAGAAATAGCAGGATTAAGAGAAGAATTATTAGCAGAACAAATTAAAGTAGTAGAATTAGAATCTGGAATAACTGTAAATACTGGTTCTTTAGGATTAGGTGAAGACACAGATACTTCAAACATATCTACAAGTATAAGCTCGGGTGGACAATCAGCAGGTGGCGCATCTAATAACAATGTTTATTAAAAATAACAAATGGAGGATAAAATAATAATAAACCAAGTAAATCCAGAAACCTTTGAGTTTCAAGATTACTCAATATCAGATGAATCATTAATTGTTTCTAATGATTTAGATACAGTATTTTCTGGTTCTACGGATTATATTGAAGCTTATGTATATGATGAAAATCAAAATCAAATATCATTCCAAGTTCCTTTTACTAATTATAAAGTTACTGAAGGGGATGTAGTACTAACACCTTCAAATGATTTAGAAAGATTAGGTTTTGATGTAGGTTCATATTATATATCTTATGATTTTTATAGACCAAAATTAGCTTCTACTTTAAATACACAATATTATATTAGTGAGATAAGTTCTGATAGAACTGAAATTAGATTAGATAGTACTCAAATTGATAATGCTTTATTAATAAGTTCTAGTTTAGAATTTATGGCCTATAGAGATACAGCGGAATACTTTGTAGATTTTTTACTTAATTTTGGTAACAATCAACTAGTTATAGCTAATAACATAGAATTAGACCTAAAGGATGAAGGTAACCCTACCATTCTTATTAAACTATATGAAGCTTTACCTGCAATATTTGATCAAAAATCCCAGTGTTCTGTTGTAGAACAGATTTCTACCCCTCAATCATATAATGTAACTTTTCCACCTTTAGCCTTTACACAGGATGATTTTACTTATATATCAGGACCAAATTATAGTTTAAACATCAAAGGACAATCAGGAACTCCAGGAATGGATTTCTCATATAATACCCTAGTAGATTCCAATTTAACATCATCATTCAATCAAGTAAATAGTTTACTTAACCGTAAAGAAATTGATATTAATGTTAATTATGAAGATTATAATGATTTTGTATATTTTTCTTCTGCGTATACTAGATTGCAAAATTTCTACTATAAAGTAGGATTAATACAATCCGCTAGTGCTCAATTAGGACAGATAACATCTGCTACAACAGGCTCAAAAATATATAGCTCAAGTCAAGCTGAATTTAGTTCTGTAATAGAAGATACTATCAAAAACTTTGATGGGTATGAATATTTTCTATATTATGGAACAGGTTCATCTTCATATCCAAAAACAGGATCTGCATACCCATATGAATTATTACCATCTTCAAACCCAACAGTTTCTGTTTGGTTAGGTAATGATCAAGAAAATACAGAATATTATGGAGGTATATTACTATCAGCTTCACTGTATGATTATAATAACCAAAATTGGTTATATTATACCATTCCAGAATTTATTAGAGATAATAGTGATAACAACCAATATCTTGAATTTTCAAATATGGTTGGTCAACATTTTGATGAAATATGGTTATACACTAGAGCGGTAACTGAAAAATTAAATACAACATCCCAATTAGATGATGGTGTTCCCTTAGATTTAGCTGATGATGTTATTACATCTTTGGGTTATACAGGATTTGGAAATAATTTTAACAACCAAGATAATTTTATTGGGTTAGTAGGTGAAGATAATGGTTCATATGTTCCACCAACAGGAAGTGAGTTAATTACAAATTATATTGCAGTTAATAATGGTCAAGTTGTTAACTATTGGAACCCAGATTATTCATGGGCAAATTATATAGCACAATTAGAAGAACCAGGTTTCCCGTATGCTATAGATAAAGTTAGTAAAGAAATTTATAAGCGCCTTTACCACAACATGAACTACCTTGTTAAGAAAAAAGGTACAATTGCAGGTTTAAGACAACTTATTAATATTTGGGGTATTCCAAATACAATTCTTCGAATTAATGAATTTGGAGGTAAAGATAGAGATAATTCTGATGATTATGATTTATGGTATAATAGATATAGCTATGCTTATACTCCTGTTTCTACTCAAAATTTAGCAAGTTCATCAGTTGTATTTCCTTGGATGCCATTAGAAAGAAATAGAATTGCAGATAGTGGGCAATATATAGTACCTGATAATTTTCAATTTAGATTTAAAACTACAGGTTATCCATCTTCAAACTATGCTGGAGAATTTTTTACTCAATCATTAGCTGTTAAAAAATCAGATGGCGATGATACTTCAACTGATTTTGATTTTGGTATATCATTATTTTATGAACCCCCTGTAACAGGATCATATTCAGGTTCAGCATCAAGTGAATATGAAAATTGGGGTAAAATGCGTTTTTATATGTCGGGTTCTACGGCAGAAGGTGGTGTTGCAACGTCAAATGATATATATCTCCCATTCTTCGACAAGGGTTGGTGGACAGTAATGTTACAACGAAATCAACACGTACCTACAAGTGATAATACAAATGTTACTACTTATACCTTATATGCTAAAAATACTATTTCTAATGGTTTTGATGGAGCTCAAATAGGATTTGAAGGTTCAGCAAGTATATCTTCAGATAAGTCATCACCAGGATTACCAATATCTGAATCTATAAATGAAGCTTGGAATAAATTTGGTATTACAGCTGCTGATGGAATTTACTTAGGTGGATTTATTTCAGGTTCTGTAGTAGGAGGAGAAACAATAGGACTTCCAGGTAAAATATTTTCGGGTTCTTTACAAGAATTTAGATATTATTCAAACGATATACCAGAAGCTACTTTTAATGATTTTGTAATGAACCCTGAATCTATTGAGGGTAATGCAGTGACAGGATCAGAAAGATCATTTGATATAGTTAATTTTAGAGCACCTTTAGGGAATGAAATGGAGAGTATGTTTACTTCATCATACAGTTCTTCATACTCTGAATCAATGCAATCTATGCACCCTGCAATTCAAGGTCAAGCTTCACTATTAATTACAGGTTCCTTTTACAACCCAACTACTTCTACTACTTCAAGTGAATATAGAGTTTTATATTATGAAAATTCAACTACAAGAACTTTTAGTAAAACTAACACCGAAGTATATTTCCTAGACCAACCAGCTATTGGGTTTAGAAATCGAATCTCGGATAAAATTCAAATAAGAGATGGTGATGATTATGGTAATATATTATCAAATAGAATTAGTATTCAACAAGATTACCAAATTAGTAGAAGTTATACTGA